TATGCATATTGTCCAAAACTTTCGTCTTCTACAAAAAAATTGATTCAAAAAAATCCAAGTAGTCGTAGTACAAGAAAATCCAGTATGAAAACAAGATCAAACGAATATCCCTCGACAACGAGCTCTACCAAGGTTGTGAAATCTAGTCAGAACTCAAAAAAGAACTCGAAACAGAATTCAAAAAAGAACTCAAAGAAATCATCCGAAAAAATATTAAAAACAAATTCACCATTGAACTTATCAAAGATGTCCAGTGACGGAAAAAGTGAGAAACTAGAAACAGTCGCAAATAAAAGATTGAACGAAATATTTGTTTCTGCACTTTCTGAATTGAATGATATATTCCTTCGTAAAGGCGAGGCTTTCAGGGGTCGCGCTTACAAAAAGGCTGAGGAGACTATTCTCATGCAATCGCATGACATAAAAGACTACTCAGAAGTGAAAGGATTACCAAATATAGGAGATACTATTTTGTCCAAACTGAAAGAACTTCAAGATACCGGAACTCTCCGTGTATTAGAAAGAGAAAGAAAAGATCCTATGCAAATCTTCACTCAAATTCATGGTATAGGACCAAAGAAAGCGCAATCCTTAATAGATAAGGATATGAAAACAATTGATGATTTGAGAGAGCATCCAGAGCTTTTGAATGATAACCAGAAATTAGGTCTTCAATATTATGAGGATATACATAAAAGAATTCCCCGCTCTATTATTGATGAATATAAAACGGTATTTGAAAATTCCATCAAAGAATTTGGCGATGATAAAATCAAATTTGAAATTGTCGGAAGTTATCGTCGTGGTGCAAAGTCATCTGGAGATATTGACATAATCATTTCGCATGCTGATGATGACACTTCTGCATATTCAAAGTTGTTAAGTAAGTTTCAATCTGACGGCATTATTAAGGAATTCCTTACCAAGGGAAAGGTAAAGAGTTTGACGATTACAAAAATATCTGAGGACATTGCTAGAAGAGTGGACTTCCTATACGCTCCATCTAAAGAACTTGCATTTGCAGTTCTTTACTTCACTGGAAGTAAGGGATTTAATACCGTTATGCGTCACAAAGCTTTACAGATGGGATATACTTTAAATGAACATGGTATTTCAAAAATGCATGATAAAACCAAAGGCGAGCAAATTTCGTTTATGGACTTTCCAACGGAAGAATCTATATTTGAATTCTTTCAGATGGAATATAAAAAACCAAATGAACGTATTGATGGTCGTTCTGTGGTCAGTAAAAATGGAAGTCCTGTAATAATGAAACAGTTAAAAACTTTGAAAAAGACGATGAAAAAAACAAAAGAAGCAAAGGAAGTATCTCCAAAAGAAGCAAAAGAACCAGTATCTCCGATTGTTTCAAGCCTCAAAACACCAAAAACAACAGAACGAAAATCATCAAGGTCGAGTACAAAGAAACTTTCTGTACTTGATACATTTGTGAAGGAGTTTCGCAGTAAAGGCATGAGATATTTAAAAACATTAAAGGAAGCAGAACTAGAAAAAGTACTAGAAGAGGCTAATCAAACCTTCTTTAATAATGTATCTGTATTAACTGATAGTGAATATGACATTGTCAAAGAATATATGGAGACTACGTATTCTTCCAATAAGATGGTAAAGGAAATAGGTGCGATTGTTGCAGACAAAAATAAAGTGAAACTCCCGTATTATATGGGATCTATGGATAAGATAAAACCAGACACGAATGCTATTGTTAAATGGAAGCAAAAATATGCAGGTCCATATGTGATTAGTGCCAAACTAGACGGAGTGAGTGGGTTATATTCAACCGAAAATGATGATAAAAAATTGTATACCCGTGGAGATGGTAAAGTGGGACAAGATATAAGTTATTTGGTTCCCTACTTACGTCTCCCCGATGAGAAAGATATCGTCATTCGTGGTGAATTCATTATCAACCGCCACACATTTGAGGACAAGTACAAGGCGAAGTTTTCAAATCCCCGTAATTTTGTATCAGGTATGATTAACTCAAAAACGGTCGATGCCGAAAAATTTGCTGATGTCGAATTTGTAGCTTATGAGGTAATTAAGCCCGAATTAGTTCCATCAGAGCAGATGAAAATGTTGGCAGATATCAATGTGGCGAATGTAATCAACGAAACTCAAACAAATGTAAATAACGAGATGTTATCCAAAATGTTGGTTAGTTGGCGTGAAACATATAAATATGAATCTGATGGAATTATCGTCACCAACGATAAAATATATGATCGCGTTAACAAGAACCCAGATCATTCATTTGCCTTCAAAATGGTCTTGTCAGAACAAATGGCTGAAGCAAAAGTTGTGGATGTAATTTGGAAAGCAAGTAAAGACGGTTATTTGAAGCCAAAAGTTCAGATTGAACCGGTAGTGTTAGGCGGTGCTACCATCCAATATGCTACCGCTCATAATGCATCCACTGTGGTTGCCAAGAAATTAGGTGTCGGTGCGGTGATTAAAATTATTCGAAGCGGTGATGTTATACCGTATATTATGGATACAATAGTACCTGCTGAAGTCGTGAAAATGCCTGATGAAGAATATGTATGGAATGAAACAAATGTAGACATTCTCTTACTGGACAAGTCTGATAACAAGGACATGTTGAATAAGAATATTACAGGGTTCTTCACAGGTATTGAAGTAGACGGTCTCAGTACAGGAAATGTATCAAGAATAATCGACAGTGGATACAATTCAGTAGCAAAGATCATTTCCATGAGTAAAGAAGACTTCTTAACAGTAGAGGGGTTTAAAGAAAAGCTGGCTACAAAGATACATGACAGTATACATTCTAGATTAAAAGTGAGTAGTGTAGAAACGATAATGTCATCATCAAATATATTTGGACATGGTTTTGGAGACAGAAAAATCAAATTAATTATGAAAGCTGTTCCTGACATATTAACTTCCCAGTTATCCGAAGAGGAAAAGATAAACACTTTAAAAGATGTAAAAGGGATGGCAAAAAAATCTGCGCAACACTTTGTAGAAAAAATATCTGACTTTAAGAAATTCTTGGATGAAACCGGATTGCAGTATAAATTACAAGAGGAAAGCAAAGTGGTATCAAACACATATGATACAAAGCATCCTCTATACAGTAAGGCAATTGTGTTTACAGGAATTCGTGAAAAGAATTTAATGCAACTATTGGAAAATAAATTCGATGTGAAGTTGGCCTCGTCAATATCGAAGAGTACATATGCTGTAATAGCAAAATCAAAAGAGGACGATGGAAGTAAGATAGTAAAGGCAAGAAGCATGAATATACCTGTTTATGAGATAGACGAGTTTAAAGAGAAATTTAGTTTGTAATAAATTTGTGATGGTAAAAATAATAGGAATGTATTTTTTCATTGCTACAAAATATAATATTGATATGATAAATTTTCATTAAATATCATATCATATGATCTATTTATTTTCTACGTCTACTCTTTCTTTTACCTTTTTTAATAGTAATGCCTCTACGTTTCTTGTGTTTTGAACTGGTAAGTTTTCTCTTTTTAGATTTTTTACCACCGGCAAGACCGCAAGTCATTTTCAATTTTTCAATACCTACACCAACGGCAATTGCAGCGGCGGCACCTGCATAATAGCGTAGATCATTTCCTGCGATGGTTTCTGTTACTTTGTCCAAGGTTTGAGAAAAATTCTGTTTAATTTCACGCATTTTTTGGATAAAGTCATGACCGCAATTATCGGGAGTATTTTCTTTCAATAAGGTGATAACTTTATCTTCATCCAAAGAACCATCACCTTTTATCATCTTTGCGCCTTCCTCTGGGGATACAGGATTACTGGTTTTAACAGATGGACTAACATTCGATGCGGGGGTACTTTTTGTAGACGCAGTTGGTTTAGATACCGGATTACTATCTGCGGTGGTAGTATTAACAGATCCTTGACAATCGGCTACGTACGTCGACAACATGCTTTTTTTGTTCACAAGTTCTTGGAAAACGGCAGTGTTTTCCGGATTTGGTTTCAGACCTTGGGCGCGAAATGTTTTTGCCAAATTACGAAACAATTTACTATTGTCAGATTTGATATCTTGTGTAAGACTACTAACAGCATTACATATTTTCTCTTTTATTGTGCCAACTGGGGGTTTGCTGAGACTTTCTGGATCGTCTTTAGCATATCCGGTCATCACAAGTGCGGTGGAGTACGTAATATCATCTTTTAAGCCTAAATCTTTTTTGACATGATCAATCAGCTGTGTAGGTTCGTCAACAACTTGTGTCTGGACCTGTACCACGGCATTTTCAAATTCTGGTTTCTCTAATACAATCAACGAAGTTGATGCAAGTGGAACCTCTATTAAAAAATTGCTTATATTTGGATTACTACTACTAGTACACTCTGTTTTTCCGTCGTAATCGTATTCACCGGTGCTGGTTTTCTTAGGGTTATTAAGTTTGCATGCTTGGACATGTCCTAATTTTATTGTTGTGCTAGTATTATTTTTTCCATAATTAACTTTCTCGGCGTTACTTATTTTATAAACGACATTAGAATCTGTCTTGTTGATCAAATATATCACATTTTTATTTTCAATCGCAACAGCTATAGCTCGTTTCATTTGTGTAGAATTAAAACCACCTTTCATCTATAATATATATATATACGTAGACTTTTTTATCCTTCCCTAAATATAACTGTTAAAAACATTACATTCAATAAGGTGTAATATTTTTGTTATTATTTACTTTAACCTAGCGACGGGTATTTTTAGACTTGCGACAGTAAGACTTTCTCTTACCAGCCGTGGTGTTCTTGCAACCTTTAACTTTACGGCAAGATCTAGCCTTGCGACAGTGAGATGCCTTCACGCGCTTTCTGTAAGTGCGCACGGCGGACTTGGTTTTGGAAGCCTTCGCCGACTTCTTTTTGATTGAACGAGTTTGCATAGCCATTATATAATGGTATGATATTATTTTTCTCTAAATATCATCAAAATTTAAATGAATACTATAAAATTGTATTTTGAATGAAATCTTTAGATTCTTTGATATAGTCACGAAT